AAAGCTGCAACGTCCCTCCTTCGCCAACTTGTCGATGCGGGAACTCTCTCAAATCTCCCCGGCGGACTCAAATCCCGAGGACTCCGAATTAAGGGAGATGATACGCCGATTGCACCCGGAGAATGGCGAGATGTAGACGTACCGAGTGGGGCCGTGCGGGACAATATCCTGCCCCTGCCCTATAAGGAACCCTCGCAAACCCTGTCTCTTCTCCTTGACAAAATCATTGAAGAAGGACGCCGCTTCGCTGCGGTGTCTGATCTCAAGATCAGTGATATGTCGAACCAAGCGCCAGTCGGTACCACACTAGCCATCCTAGAGAGAGTTCTGAAAGTGATGTCGGCTGTGCAGGCCCGCATCTACTACGCGATGAAGCAGGAGTTCAAACTCCTCGCTGGGATCATCCGAGACAATACGCCAGAAGAATATTCGTACGAGCCGGAAGTTGGTAAGGCGAGTGCGAAGAAATCTGACTATGACAACGTAGATGTCATCCCGGTGTCGGACCCGAACGCGGCCACCATGAGTCAGAAGGTGGTGCAGTACCAAGCCGTGATGCAGTTGGCCCAAGGAGCACCGCAGCTTTATAACCTCCCGCTGCTACACCGACAGATGATTGAAGTGCTTGGGGTTAAGAACGCAGAGAAACTTGTCCCGATGCCTGACGATCAGAAGCCGCGTGATCCGGTGACGGAGAACATGGACGCGATGACGGGAAAACCGCTCAAGGCGTTTATTTATCAAGATCACGAGGCACACATTGCTGTGCACATGGCCTTTGGTAGTGATCCGAAGATGGCTCAGTTGATCGGGCAGAACCCGATGGCACAGCAGATTACTGCATCACTTCAAGCACACATCATGGAGCACTTGGCGTTCCAGTACCGCCGAGAGATTGAGAAACAACTTGGTGTGGCTCTGCCGCCGATACCCGCAGATGACACTGAAGAGTATGAGTTGTCTCCAGAGATGGAGGTTCAGATCTCGCAGGTCTCTGCGGTGGCTGCACAACGGCTCTTCCAGAAGGATGCAGCGGAGATGCAGATGCAGCAGGCTCAACAGCAGGCACAAGATCCGCTTGTACAGATGCAGATGATGGACCTCCAGATCAAGCAGATGGAGGCTCAGACCAAGCAGATGAAGGCGCAGATGGAGGCTCAGATGCAGGCGGAAGAGATACGCCTGAAAGAGCAGCAGATATACGCAAATGCAGCGGCGAAGGAAGACGAGTTGCGACTGCGAGAGGCAGAGATCTCTGGCCGTCAGCAGCTTGAGGCAGCACGCTTGGGTGCGGACATTGAGAAGCACAAAGCGCAAGAGTCCAACAGACAGCAGCTTGAGGGATTACGGCTTGGCGTGGATATCGCCAAGAGTAAAGAGGCGTCAGAACAACGTCGGGTCACGCCACCGATGCCAGAACGGAAGAGGTAATAAATGGCTTATTCAAACGCTCTAGAGTACTTGGATACAAAACTCAAGGAAGAGCGCGCATTAATTATTGAAACCCTGATCCAAGGCAAATTGGACGAGGGTGAATACAAAAGACTCTGCGGGGCATTACAAGGTCTCGACCTCGCGTGCAACCACATTAGAGACCTTGCGAAACGCTTGGAGGAAGAGTGAGTACGATTGATATTGAAAAAACACAGGAAGAGGCTTCCAAGGCTAAACTCCTGCCAGAACCCAAAGGCTACCGAATCTTGTGCGCTGTGCCGCACGTAGAAGAGGAGTTTGAGGGAGGCATTATTAAGGCAGATGACACTCGTCGCACGGAAGAACTGACTACGGTCGTACTCTTTGTCGTGAAGATGGGCGACCTTTGCTACAAAGACCCTGACCGGTTTCCTACTGGCCCGTGGTGCAAGAAGGGGGATTTTGTCCTGACGCGCCCCTATTCCGGCACTCGCGTGGTTATTCACGGTCGGGAATTTAGGCTAATTAACGACGACACGGTAGAAGCGGTGGTCGAAGATCCCCGTGGAATCCGCAGAGCGTGAGGTAAAACATCATGGCTGAACGTGACGAATATAAGTTCCCTGACGAGCAAGAGGTAGAAATATCTGAAGCCGAAGAGGAACAAAAAGTTGAAGCTAAACAAGAGGTTAGCGACGACATTGAAGTAAAGATTGAAGACGATACTCCCGAGGAAGACAAGGATCGTAAACCCCTGTCTAAACGTACAGTTAAGGAGATCGATAACGAAGATCTAGATGAGTATTCAGAGAAGGTGCAGAAACGCCTGTCTCAGATGAAACGGATTTATCACGATGAGCGCCGTAGAAAAGAACAGGCCATTCGTGAACGTGAAGAAGCTATTAAGTTTGCCCGAACCCGTGAAAATGAGGTTAAACAACTCAAGCAACGGCTCGGACATAACGAGCAGGCTTTTGTTAAAGAGGCTGAGAGATACGCTAATTTTGATTTAAATCTGGCTAAAGAACGCCTGAAACAGGCTTATGAAGCAGGAGATGGAGACAAAATCGCTTCTGCACAGGAACTCCTGACAGATGCCAAACTTAAACTTCAGAATATCTCTCGTATAAAACCTTCTTTACAACAGGCTGAAGAAGTAGTAGAACCTGTCCAACAGGTACAAGTTAATCAAGAACCTTCTATACCCAAGCCCGACCCAAAGGCCGAAGCTTGGAAAGATAGAAATACTTGGTTTGGCGAGGACGAGGAAATGACCGCCCTTGCACTTGGCCTGCATGAAAAACTAGTCCGAAGCGGCGTGGACCCGAATTCTGACGAGTATTACCGCCGAGTCGACGACACTATGAGGAAAAGATTCCCTGAAGCATTTGACGATGCTGATGTGGATGAAAAGCCTCAAACGAAGCAGGAAAAGCCTGCTCGCCCAAATAAGCCAGCCAATGTGGTGGCTCCGGTTACGCGGAATACTGCGCCCCGTCAGGTACGCCTGAACCAAACTCAAGTTGCCCTTGCCAAAAAACTAGGCATAAGCAACCAAGAGTACGCACGTGAATTAATGAAACTGGAGAACAACAATGGCTGACAGCAGACTCGCACGTGAACTCGAAAATCGAGACTTCGCGCAACGCAAAACAATGTGGACCCCGCCTCAAACGCTCCCTGAACCGGAGCCACAAGACGGTTGGGTGTTCCGTTGGATTCGGACCAGTATTATGGGACAAGCAGATCCCTCCAATACATCCGCGAAATTTAGGGAAGGTTGGGAGCCTGTAAAGGCCGAAGACCAGCCCAAGTTGATGATGCAAGCCGATCCGAATTCCCGGTTTAAGGGCAATATCGAAATCGGTGGGTTGTTGCTCTGCAAGGCTCCGGCTGAGTTGATGCGGCAGCGTGATGACTATTACGCGCAGCAAGCCAAGGCTCAGATCCAGTCTGTAGATAACAACTTTATGAGGCTAAACGACGAGCGTATGCCGCTCTTTAATGAAAAGAGAACAACGGTTTCGTTTGGCAAGGGCAAATAACTTATTTTGGAGTAATCAATGGCATATCCTACTATCGACAAGCCTTATGGCTTGAAGCCGATTAATATAATCGGCGGGCAGGTGTTTGCCGGTTCGACCCGTCAGCGTCGTATCGACTCCGGTGCGTCAAGCATTGGTTTTGGTGACCCGCTGAAATTCGCATCGGATGGCACCGTTGTTGTAACTACGGAAACGACCACGCCCCCGGACGCTGGCTTTGCTGGTGTGTTTTTGGGCTGCACGTTTGTTTCCTCTGTGACGGGTCAGCCGACCTTCTCACAGCAGTGGACTTCGGGTACTTCGGTCAAGGCTGGTACGTTTGTTTACGCATACGTAGCGGATGATCCAGATACCTTGTTTAAAGCTGTAGGCGTAACGGCTTCGCTTGTGGTTTCGACCACGGGCGGCTTTGTGTATGGCGATGTTGGTTCTAACGTTGCGTTGGTTGCCAATACGCTAAACACCTCTTCGGGCGATTCGCAGCAGGGGCTTTTGACTAGCTCTGTGGCTGTTACTCGTTCACTGCCGATCCGTATCGTCGATGTGGTTGAAGACACTTCCTTTGTGTCAAGCGGCACTACCTACTATCCCGAAGTTATCGTGAAGTTCAATGCATCGTACCTCACGAGTAATTCTCTGGTCGTGGGTGGTCACGCTTACAACAACCCACTCGGCATTTAATAGGGGAGTTCTAAGACATGGCTATTTCACGTGCACAGTTACTTAAGGAACTCCTTCCGGGTTTGAATGCCCTGTTTGGCCTTGAGTACAAAAACTATGGTGAGGAGCACAAGGAGATCTACGAGACTGAGACCTCCGAGCGTTCCTTTGAAGAGGAGACCAAGCTTTCTGGTTTCAGCGCCGCTCCGGTGAAGGCCGAAGGTGCTGCGATTGCGTATGACAACGCACAGGAAGCATGGACTGCTCGTTACAGTCACGAGACGATTGCTCTCGGCTTCTCCATCACGGAAGAGGCGGTTGAAGACAACCTGTACGATTCGCTGTCCAAGCGATACACCAAGGCGCTCGCCCGAGCGATGGCGTACACGAAGCAGGTCAAAGCGGCTTCGGTCCTGAACAACGGCTTTTCAGCGTCCTACCCCGGTGGTGACGGTGTGGCCCTGTTCTCGGCTTCGCATCCGCTGGTCTCGGGCGGTGTCAACAGCAACCGTTTGACGGCTTCTGACCTCAACGAAACTTCGCTTGAGGCAGCGGTGATTCAGATTGCTGGTTGGGTTGACGAACGTAGTCTCCTCATCGCGGCGAAGCCCGGCAAGCTCATCGTGCCCCCGGCATTGATGTTCACTGCCAAGCGTCTCCTCGACACGGAACTCCGTGTTTCGACTGCTGATAACGACATCAACGCTCTCAAGGCGATGGGGTCGATTCCGGGCGGTTACACGGTGAACCACTTCTTGACCGACACGAATGCGTGGTTCCTGACCACGGACGTTCCGAACGGCATGAAGCACTTCGTTCGTACCCCGCTGCAAAACAGCATGGACGGCGATTTCGACACCGGCAACGTCCGGTACAAGAGCCGCGAGCGTTATAGCTTCGGCTGGTCGGATCCGCTCGGCATGTTCGGTTCGCCGGGTTCGTCCTGATAGTTCTTTGGTGAGCTAGCTGGAATTGGGGGGCCACAAGTTACCTAGAGGCTTGTGGCCCCTCTTTTTTGATGTTATACAAGATCATCGGGAAAAAATTGCTTACCAGACAGGCCCGACTGACGACATGCAGACTGGTAAGCACAACTCGCATGTGAGGTAATTAAAATGGCTCAAACTACGTTCAGCGGTCCAGTCAATCTGGGCGTTTTCACGGTTGCTACGGCTCCTACGTCCAATGTGTCAGCCGGTTCTGTCGCCTATTTCTCAAATGGCGCTGCGGGTAGCCCGGTTCTTGCGTTTTACAACGGTACCAACTGGCTGCGTGTAGACACTCTGGCTGCTATTTCTGCTAGCTAATACCCCCTAACCCTAGGAGGGTACGACAATGCAAACAGATGTCTTAGCCAGTGCCGTCCGAACGACGACAGGGCAGATGCAGGATCAGGCCAGTAATAATCTAGGTCGGAACCGCGTAAAGGCTATTTATATCGTTCCGGCTGGTGGTGCAGGGAGTGTCGTTCTGAGAGACGGCGGTGCTTCTGGCTCTGTAAAAATTACGGTCAATACGATGGCTTCGTCCACCAGCGAGAACTATGTTCTTATGCCGGGAGAGGGGTTGCTATTTCAAACGGATATACACGCCACGCTTACCACTGTTACTTCGTTAATGGTGATATATGGCTAAAACCCCCGCATGGCAGCGGAAAGAAGGCAAAAATCCTGCTGGCGGCTTAAATGCCAAAGGCAGGGCTTCCTATAACCGTGCCAATCCCGGTAAGCCGGGGCTGAAAGCACCACAGCCGCAAGGCGGGCCTCGTAAGAAATCATTCTGTGCGCGAATGTCGGGGATGAAGAAAAAGCTTACGAGTGCCAAGACCGCCAACGACCCCAACTCCCGTATCAACAAGTCGCTTCGCGCATGGAATTGTTAAAAATGAAAAATGAAAATGTTGAAACCCTGAAAAACGTGGGTGACGCATTATCTGTCTTCACGGTAATAGGGACTCTAGTCGAAATGCTTCCTTCAGTTGCAGCGATATTTACTATCTTGTGGACGGGGATTCGTATTTACGAAACCAAAACCGTGCAAGGCTGGATTAAGAAGTGGAAAAACCGTGCCTAGTAAATCCGCTAAACAACATCGATTAATGGCCTTGGTCGCTAATAATCCGAAAGCAGCCAAGCGATTAGGTATTTCCTCGAAAGTGGGGAAAGAATTCATGAAGGCCGATAAGGGCCGTAAATTTAGGAGTAAATCGAAATGAGAATGAAACCTAAAATGATGAAAATGACCAAGAAAATGAATATGGGCGGCATGTCCTATTCTGATGGTGGCATGACCAAGAAAATGAATATGGGTGGCATGACCTATTCTAAGGGCGGCAAAACCGGCGGTTCCTACCGCAAGGCGGCTGATGGCGTTGCCAGCAAGGGCAAGACCAAAGGCAAGCAGATCAAGATGCGTATGGGCGGGATGTGCTAATGAAACGCAAAATGCGGAAATTCAGGCTCGGTGGTAGTACCGACGAAATGGGCAACAAGGCCGGATACGAAGAGTCTCCGCCAGATTTTGAAGCGCCAAAGAAGAAGTCTTTTTCGGAGGCTTTTCGTGAAGCGCGTAAGACTGGTGATGCTACCTTTACTTGGCAGGGTAAAAAGTACACGACTGAAGTAGCAGGCTCTAAAAAATCCGAAGCCCCCTACAAACCGTCTCCTTCTGTTAGTTCAAATTCCAAAAAAGAACCGGATGACATTAAACTTCCTTATAAATTTAAGGAAGAAGTAGAGTACAAACCGTCAACTCCGCGTTCTGGCGGTCGTGGCAGCAAGCCGGGTTCTGCGAAAGTTGGTACAGGGCGTTACGATGACCCAACTTCTAGTTACAAGGATCGTTTGCTTTCGCCTTTTAAGCGTTTAACTGGCGGTGATTTGTTCGGTCAGCGTAAAGTTGAGCGGGTAATGAAAGGCGCGGGCGTAGGCACGGAAGAAGCTCGTCGCAGGTTGCGCGAGGCTGGTATGAGCGGCGGCGGTCGCGTAAAGAAGTATGCGGGCGGTGGCTCGGCTCACTCTTCTGCTTCGCGTCGTGCTGACGGTATCGCCAAGAAAGGTAAGACCCGAGGTCGGATCGTCTAATTATGGATCGCATCCCTAAGTACACCGCAGGGATGTTTAAAAGAAAGATGCCCCGGTTTGGGGCGTCTTCGATCCGTATGCCGCGTATGCCTAAGCCTCCCAAGCCGCGAGTGAAGAAGTTTGCGGACGGCGGGCCTACGGGGTATGAAGAAGCCCCGCCTAGGTTTGAAGCGCCTAATAAGACTTTTAAGCAGGCTTTTACGCAGGCTAGGCAGGAAGGCAAAGAAATCTTTGAGTGGAAAGGAAAACTTTACGACTCTCAGACTAAAGAAGAACGAAAAAAGATGCTTGATGACGCTACAAGGGAATTTATGGCTAATCCGCCATATAAGAACATGGGGCGAAAGTTAGGCACGTTCAAACTGGAAAAACAGAAAGAACGGGAGACCTACATGGCTAAAGGCGGTAAAGTTCGTGGTGACGGCATCGCTAAAAAAGGTAAAACCCGAGGCAAGTTTGTATGATGGCATCTCGCGGCATGGGTGCGATTGCTAAAAACAAAGTCCCCCGTGCTGTACGCCGTGGGGACAATAAACCCGTTGAGGGCACTGGAGAGCCGATTAAAACCTTTAAGGAAGGTGGCGTAGCAGATGATGATCGTGTGGATTATGCACGGCTTAATGCACGGGTTTTGAAGGCTTTGATAAAGCGTTATGGCAGCGATGCCAAGGCTCGTGAAGTGATGCGGGTCACGGATGGCGGCGAACTTTTAAAGATTATGCGAGAGGAAGAAGCCAAGAAAGGCTATGCCGAAGGCGGCAAGGTGAAGAGCAAGGTCAATCAATCTGGCAATTACACCAAACCCGGTATGCGGAAGAGTTTGTTTGAGTCTATTAAGGCTCGTGCTGTTCAAGGCACTGGGGCAGGCCAGTGGAGTGCAAGAAAGGCACAGTTACTGGCAAAGACTTATAAAGCACGGGGCGGCGGGTACAAATGAAAGCCCCACAGCAGTCTCTTAAAGCGTGGGGTGATCAGAAATGGAGAACCAAAAGTGGCAAACCCTCTAGCAAAACGGGTGAAAGATATCTACCGGAAGCTGCGATTAAGGCTCTCAGCCCTGCGGAATATGCTCGCACAACGGCTGCAAAGCGCCGTGGCAAAGCTCAAGGCAAACAATTTGTTTCGCAGCCTAAAGGCATTAAAGAAAAAGTGAGACCGCATCGTAAGCAGGGAATGTAAATGGTAGACAAGACTACAGCAACGACGGACTTTAACCTCGACCTAAATACGATTATCGAAGAGGCTTTCGAGCGGTGTGGTGCTGAGTTGCGTACGGGTTACGACTTTCGCACTGCCAAGCGCAGTCTTGGTCTATTGCTCATGGACTGGGCGAATCGGGGTATTAACCTCTGGACGTTGCAGACTGATACCGATACTCTGACTTACAACCAAGGCACGTATGACCTTCCGGTGGATACAGTAGATTTACTTGACCATGTGATCCGCACCGGTACGGGTACAAACCAGCAAGACATTAATATCTCACGTATCTCCTCTTCGACCTACCTCTCCATTCCCAACAAGAATGCGACGGGTCGTCCGATTCAGATCTGGATTAATCGTCGTACGGGCGCGACGGGCGCGGACAACGTAATCGTCTATCCGCAGTACACGGTATGGCCGAAGCCGGATAACACTACGACTTGGACGTTGGTCTACACCAGACTTGTACGGATGTTCGACCCCGGTACGGGCGTGAATGGACAAGATATTCCGTTCCGTTTCTTGCCCTGCATGGTGGCGGGTTTGGCCTATATGATGTCGATGAAGATCCCCGGCGCAGACGCTCGGATGCCGATGCTCAAGGCTGAATATAACGAGGCGTGGGATCTCGCGGCAGGGGAAGATCGAGAGAAGGCGGCAGTGCGGTTTGTCCCACGTGAGAGCTTCTTGGGTGGTTACTAATGCCAAACAGGTTTGCAAGTGGCAAACACGCCATCGCGGAGTGCGACCGGTGTGGATTCCGGTTCAAGCTTCGCCAGTTAAAGTCTTTGGTGATCAAGACCAAGAACGTGAATATTCTGGTTTGTCCCGAGTGTTGGGAGCCAGATCAACCTCAGTTGTCTCTTGGCTTGTACCCGGTAGACGACCCGCAGGCATTGCGAAATCCCCGTCCCGATTTGAGTTATTTCGAGGTGGGTAACGACGGTGCTACCGGTAGTCGTGAGATACAATGGGGCTGGGCACCCGTAGGCGGGGCCAGAGCAGATGATGCAGGATTAACCCCAAACGATCTTGCCCCGGTTGGAGAAATTGGAACGGTTACGGTCGTCACGACCTAGGAGATTGAGATGAAAGACGGAATACGTAAGGTTGCAAAGGAAGAAGTGCGTAGGCACGAAAAGTCCATGCATAAGATGCGTGCTGGCGGCAAGACCAACAGCGACATGAAGAAGTACGGTCGCGGCATGGCGAAGGTGATGAACCAGAGGGGGCGGTAATGAAAAACACTTCTTACAATCAGCCAAAGCCCAACACCGAATCAACAGGTCGCAACGGCTACCCTGAGAAGGATGTGAACAAGGGCGTCACCCACATGGATATGAAGGGTGCAGGTGCTGCGACCAAGGGCAAGAAGTTCGTGTCGCAGATCAACCTTGAGAACAATGCCAAGTACAGGGCGGGCTGGTCGCCGTGAATTACAGTCAGCTTTCTACACTGATTCAGGAGTATTGCGAGTCTACGGAGCAGAGCTTCGTAGCCAATATTCCTACGTTTGTGCAGGTAGCTGAAGAGCGGATTTATAACTCAGTTCAGATCCCGGCGATCCGTAAAAATGTGACGGGTACGACGACGATTAACTTCCAGTACCTTGCACTACCGTCTGATTGGCTTTCGACGTTCTCATTGGCAGTGATCGACCCGACTACTGGGGATTACGAATATCTGCTCAATAAAGATGTCAATTACATTCGGCAAGCCTATCCGCCTCCGAATAGCACAGGTAAACCTGCCTATTATGCTATTTGGGACGACACTACTATGATCTTGGGACCAACTCCTGATAATACGTATTCGATGGAGTTGCATTACTATTATTATCCCGTGTCTATCGTTAATTACGGTACGTCATGGATTGGTGATAATTTTGAATCGGTTTTGCTTTATGGTTCGTTGCGCGAGGCGTACACCTACTTGAAGGGTGAAGCTGATTTGATGCAGAACTACGAAGCAAAGTATCAGGAGGCGTTGGCGCTCCTCAAACGTCTTGGCGATGGTTTGGATCGTCAGGATGCATATCGTTCTGGTCAGGTTAGAGTTCCGGTGACTTGATGTTTGATGCAACTACAGAAATCGGTCAAGTTTTCGTACAGACCACTGACCATCGTGGACATACTGTGGAAGAGATTGCGGAGCGTGCAGCTAATCGCATTCTCCGTGTCGATTCAAAAGAAGCCCTGCACCATTGGCTAGTGAAATATTTACGTGAAGCCCAAGAAGCTGAACGTCAAATGATCGACAAAAAGTTGACACAACAGGGCTATTTGGAAATTGCTCAATTAATTGGAGACCTCTAATGGCTATTACTCAGGCAATGGCGACTTCATTCAAGGTGGAAATCCTTGACGGTATTCACAACTTCGGTACGGGCGTGATTCGTGCTGCAACCACGGCTGATACGTTCAAACTTGCGCTCTACACTTCATCGGCTACGTTGAGCGCCACGACTACGGCGTACTCTTCAACTGATGAGGTTTCGTCGTCTGGCACGAACTACACGGCTGGCGGGTTGACGCTGACAATCGCGCAGGTACCGACTTCCAGCAGCACGACGGCGTTCATTGACTTTGATGATCTGACCTTCCCGAGTGCAACGATCACGGCCAACGGTGCTTTGATCTATAACTCAACTCAGGGAAATAAGGCTGTTGCGGTGCTGGCGTTTGGTGGGGATAAGACCTCGACGGCGGGCAACTTCACCATCCAGTTCCCGGCTGCTGCGGCATCGACTGCGATCCTTCGTATCGCCTAATTTAGTTAGGCAAGGACCGTGGCAGGCGTCATTGTCGCCTTCAGCGGTTGGAACGCTTCTGGCGTAGGCTGGGGCGAGCAAGGTTGGGGCGAAGGTGTAGGTAACCTTACTGCGACAAGTGCGGTAGGAACTGTCACGCTTTCTACTGATCAAGTTATTGTCGTAACCGGACTGGCAGCGACGGGGGAAATTGGGACTGTATTTGTCGTTACGGATCAAATCCTTGCCGTTATCGGTGTTGCAAGCACGGGGCAGATTGGTGATGTAACTGTAGATACCACGCAGTACGTACCGGTTACGGGCGTTGAGGCTATAGGAGAATTAGGCGACGAAGTGATCGTTGCCACGGCGGTTGTCATAGAAGACAGCGTTACCGGTACTGGGCAGCTTGGCACTGTAACTATATTCATTTCTGCTGGTGCGCTGGTTACTAGCGTAACGGGTACAGGTCAGATTGGTACGGTATCCGTTGCAGCAGATGCTTCGTTTGCAGTAACAGGTATAGCGGGCACCGGGGAACTTGGTGACGAGATTATCGTTGCCACGGCAGTGGTTGTTGAGGATGGGGTCGAAGGTACTGGAGAAATCGGTACCGTCTCTTTTATTCTTGATTGCAAATTTCCGGTTACGGGCGTTGCAGGCACCGGACAACTTGGTACGGTTGAGCAGAAATCTGAGTATCTTGTCACAGGGGTATCTGCAACAGGTCAGGTTGGTACAGTTACAACCGAGGTCGCGTATCTTGTGACAGGAGTATCTGCAACGGGTAATATCGGTTCCCAATCGCCCGCAGTTAATGTCTGGGGTTTGATTAACACAAATCAGAACGCGAACTGGACACAAATCGCGGCGTGAGGTACGTAAATGGCAAGCACATTCAGCACTAATCTGGCCCTTGAACTGATCGGTACAGGCGATCAGGCGGGATCGTGGGGCAATACCACAAATACTAACCTTGGAACCCTGATTGAACAGGCGATTTCGGGTTACGTCACGCAGGCCATGACGACGGGTAATACAACCTCCATCACGATTCCAGATGGAGCCACGGGTGTTGCTCGTAACATGTATCTTGAATTGACGGGTACGGGCGGCACTAACACGGTGCTTGCGGTTCCCTCAAACAAAAAACTTTACTTTGTCTTTAACAACACGACTGGTGCAGTGACCATAAAGGTTGGTGCGGGCACAGGCGTATCTCTTGCTGCGACTGAGAAGAAAATTCTAGTCAGTAACGGCACAGACGTTGTTGAAGCCACGACTTATCTGACGGCGGTTGGCGGTAGTCTGAACCTGTCTACTTTGACTGCGACTAGTGCCAACATCACTACAATGTCTGGCACGACTGCTACATATACGTCGGCTACTGTCTCAAACCTCAGTTCGACTTCAGCCAATATCAGCACGCTGACAGGCACCAACTGGTCAGCCACAAGTTTGACGTTGACGAACGCGCTTACTAGAGCGCAAGGTGGTACGGGACTTTCAACCACGCCGACGAACGGGCAGGTCCTGATCGGCAACGGCTCTGGCTACACCCTGTCTACGATTACGGCAGGGTCGGGAATCATTGTCACCAACGCAACGGGCAGTATTTCAATCTCTGCTTCGGCTTCTGGCGGCGGTCTTCCGACGATGAATGTCGTGACGGGAACTACTCAAGCAGCGGTAGCTAGTAACCAGTATGTATTAACCAACGCAGCGACAACTACGGTAACTTTGCCTGCTTCACCTGCTGCTGGAGATACGGTTTATATAACGGTATTAAATAGATTGACTACGAATGTTGTAGCACGTAACGGGCAAAATATTCAGGGACTCGCTGAAAATTTAACTCTGGATGCCCCTTACGCATCAGCACAACTTCGCTATTCTGACGCAACTAGAGGATGGGTTTTAACATGAGCGTTTATTCACAATTCAACACGATGCCGACTAACCCTCGTGCAGTGCAAGTTATTACCTCTACACAAAACTGGACTCCTCCCGCATCAGGCTGGGTCAATTTTGTTGCCATAGGCGCTGGCGGTGGCGGTACTGGTGGGTACGAGCTATATGACAATTCCGGAATGCACAGCAGTAGTTCAGCCGGTAGAGGTGGCGCTGCTGGCGGGCTTGCTATCAAATCGATTTATGTAACTAAAGGGCAGTCTTATACGATCACCATAGGCGCTGGTGGCGCTGGCGCGACGAACGGAAATAATGCTACTACTGGTGGAGCTACTACCATAGTGGGTCCCGGTATCAGTCTGACAGTTACTGGCGGGGCCGGAGCTAATAAAAACGTTGCCTCTGTTGGTGGCACCGTAGTAAATACAGCAAACGCCACTTACGATTTTTATGCACAAGGTGGTGGCGCAAATAGTTATGGCGGAGGCGCTGTAGCAATTTATGGAAATACTGTATTTGCCACTTCTAATGGTGCACAGGGTGCAGGCGCAGGGAGTCCATTAGGTTACGGGTTCCCGGTTGCATTAGGACCTAATGCTACACCTAAAATTCCTGCGGTGTCTTCCGAAGGTGGATTAGTACCGGCTGCTGGTACCGCCGCTCAATCCGCCGCAAATTCTGGCGGCGCAGGAGTAGGTAACTCCGCAACCAGTAATAATTATTTTATTACTCAATCATCTGGTTCTGGAGCATTCGCTGGTGGATCTCAAGCTAATGCCGCGGGATATTTTTATGTCTATGGTGCCGTTGCAGTTGCACGCGGCGGTGTTGCGGGTACTGGAGCCGGCGGCGCCGGCCCTTATTCATATGTCCAAACAGATTATCCTAGTTATTTCGCCGGTCCGTCTTCTGAAGGTAGCGCCGGCGGCGCTGGATGCGTAATTGTGGAGATCCTCTAATGGAGAACGTATACGAAGTTTTTTCAACTAGTGGCGTATCTCTCGGGGTAATCGTTGCCACAGAAGAAGTGGTGAATGTTAAATATCCGGGGCGATACGTTTTTATTCGGGAAAATAATGCTATCCCCCCTGTAATAGTTAGTCAGGAATTTAAAAAACGGTTTACAGAAACGGAACTTACTACCCTGACTAATTTCGTTGCTGCGACTCAAAAAACATGTCTTAAAAATCTTTTAACGATACTTGATACCGTTGACGTAAAGTATGTCTTTGGAAACGCCCCTGCTGACAAAGATAAAGCGGCAGCGATTGCAGCAAACATACTTACTGCGGAGCGAGCCGACATTGTATTTAGTACGCATGTAACCCCCGCTGAATCGCCATTTTACTAATAGGTGCTGCCATGATGACAATGATCAGCACCTTCTTGTCCTTCCTTGCGGGTGGCCTGCCAAAGATCTTGTCAATCTTCCAAGACCGGCAGGATAAAAAGCACGAGTTGGCTCTTGTTGCCGCCCAGAAGGAGCGTGAGTTGGCGTTAGCCGAGAAAGGCTTTATCGCGCAAGCACGGGTAGAGGAAATCAAACTGGAGCAGATCCAAACCCAAACCGCAGGCGAGGAACGTCAGGCGCTCTACGAACACGATGTCAAGATTGGCGAAGGCGCATCGCAGTGGATGATTAACCTACGCGCCTCGGTGCGCCCGGTGGTGACCTACATCTTTGTGTTGGAGTTGGTCGCGCTGAATGTGGCTGGTGTTTGGTACGCCTACACGACGGGCATCCCGTTTGCGATTGCGATGGAGAATGTATTCTCGGATGACGAGATGTTAATTCTGTCCTCAATTATCGCCTTTTGGTTCGGGACGCAGGCTTTTGGCAAGAAGTGAAAGTCAGCCCTGCCGCCATCCAAATGATCAAGCACCACGAAGGGGTGAGGACTAAGCCTTACCGCTGTCCGGCGCTGCTTTGGACGGTGGGCGTGGGCCATGTTATCGATCCGACTCATGCAACGGTGAAGTATGAGGAGCGTCGCAATCTACCGATACCCCAAGGCTGGGATCGCGTCCTTACGATGGGAGAGGTGGATACTATTCTTGCTGAAGACCTTGGCCGGTTTGAGCGTGGTGTTCTTCGACTTTGCCCTGCTGCTACTGGCCGTCAAGGAATCTTCGATGCTCTCGTATCTTTTTCGTTTAATGTCGGACTAGGTAATCTCCAGAGATCCTCTCTGCGGATGAAGACCAACCGGGGCGAACTGGAAGACGCAGCGGACGAGTTTCTCAAATGGACCAAGGCAGGTGGTAGAGTACTGCCGGGATTAGTCAAACGCCGTAATGATGAACGTGCGTTGTATCTGTCAGGAGTTGCCTAGATGCCCTTACAGAAACTGGAACTGCGCCCCGGCGTAAACCGCGAGTCTACTTCGTATGCTAACGAGGGCGGCTTCTTCGCGGGCGACAAAATTCGGTTCCGATCTGGGTACGCTGAGAAAATTGGCGGCTGGCAGAGTATTAATGTAGGAGGCAGCACATTTAAAGGCGCGTGCCGGATGCTGTGGAACTGGATCACGACCGTGGGCCAGAATCTTCTTGGCGTTGCGACCAATCAAAAGGTTTACGTAGAACTGGGCGGTACTTACCACGACATCACGCCACTTGGAAATTCTCTTACCCTTTCTCAAGATCCTTTTTCAACTACTTCCGGCAGTCGTCTTGTCACGGTGACTGCCACAGGGCATCTTTCCAGTATCGGCACTTATGTAAACTTTTCTGGTGCAACGGCGGTAGCCAGTCTGACCATTAGCGGCGATTACGAAATTCAATCTATACCTACCGCTAACACGTTTACGTTTTATGCCGATAGCAATGCGGGATCAACGACCACGGGTGGTGGTTCACTTGTAATAGCCAAGTTTGATATCGATGCGGGTCTTGCTACATACACGCCGTACGTGGGCTGGGGCGGGCCTCCGTGGGGATCAGGGGGTTGGGGTTCTGTCACGGGCGTCGGTATACCGATGCGACTTTGGTCTATGTTCAATTACGGGGACGATCTTGTTTTTGCACAGCGCGAAGGCGAGATTTATTTCTGGACGTTAAATACGTCTACGTGGCCCCGTGCTGTGACGCTGGAAGAAAAAACCAACACTGAAATTAAGACGATCACAACGGCTACGGCAGCATCTGGGGCAGTTTCAATTGTTGTAGCAGATGCAACTGGTATCAATACAGGCTCAGTTGTTTCTGGTAGCGGGATCATTTCCGGCTCATATGTAACAACTGCATGGACAGGTGGACAGACAATTACAATTTCTGCGGCTACTACGTCTTCCCTTACTGCTACGGCGGTGTCGTTTAGCTATGCGGGTCGGCATGTACCTAATGAAGTCAACTTCATTATTGATTCGCCTGTTAATGATTTTGTTATTACGTGCGGTTCTACGCCATACGATCCAACAAATTTTACCACGGCATTTAATCCGCTTCTTGTGCGTTGGTCGGATCAAAGTAATATTTACGAATTTGTGCCGGAAGTTACAAATCAGTCGGGCGAACAAACTTTATCGCACGGTTCTTACATCGTGACGGCTGTTAATACTCGTCAGGAAATCTTGATTTGGACGGATACCGCGATCTTTTCGATGCAGTACGTTGGTCCGCCATTTGTGTGGTCGTTTAGTCTTTTGGATCAAGACGTATCAATAGCGTCTCCAAACTCTATGCTGACCGTGAACAATGTGGTCTATTGGATGGGCCGTGATAAGTTCTTTATGTATTCCGGTCGCGTTGAAACGCTGCCTTGTACCTTGCGTCAGTTTGTTTTTAACGATATTAATTACGATCAGCTTGATCAAGTCGTGGCGGGAGCCAATGAAGGCTTCAACGAAATTTGGTGGTTCTACCCATCCGCTAATAGTACAGTTAATGACCGATATGTGATCTACAACTATCTTGAGCGCATCTGGTATTACGGCAATATCAACCGTTCGTTCTGGTCAGAGCATTCACAACGTAACTATCCGATTGCAGCGTTCAGTCTTCAAACAGGCTACCTTGCTTCGGCAATCAACTCGACCATTACTACTATTGCACTCACGGATGCGCTCTCATATCCGTCATCTGGCACGATCCAGATTGACTCGGAAAAAATTACGTATGCAGCTAAAACCAACAATACGTTGACGGGCTGCGTCCGTGGAGTAGACGGTACAACTGCGGCTTCGCATGATCAGTACGCTTTTGCTTCGTACTATGTCCCCAATCAAGCCATGCTGCATGAAGTGGGTAACGATGATGCGTCGGTTAGTCCGTCGCTGCCTATTGAAGCTTTTATTGAAACATCTGACTTTGATATTCAAGACGGTCAAAGTTTTGGCTACGTCTGGCGCATGTTGCCTGACCTTAACTTTACGGGATCTTCAGCATCCAGCCCAACGGTTACTTTGACAGTCAAGCCAAGGCAGAACTCAGGCAGTAACTACACCACGGCAGACCAACCGACCGTAACGCGCACCTCAGTGATTCCGATTCAGCAATACACGGGTCAGGTCTACACGCGGGTTCGTGGCCGTCAGATGGCGTTCCGTGTGGACTCGACCGCGCTGGGTGTTGCGTGGCAAATGGGCATGATGCGTATTGATGTCCGACCGGATGGGCGTCGATAATGGCAGATAATATCGCCTCACCGAACTTGCCCATATCCCCAGCTACATGGGACCAGCGGTTTCAGGATCAGTTTGCCAACGTTTTACGTTTGTTCTTCACACGCTTAACCAACAAGGTTAATGCGCCAATTCCCCACGCTTCATATTACGACACGACCACCCAGACGAACCCGGTAGCCAACACGGTCAATCTTTTTACGTATAACTCAGTAGAGTCTGAATACCAAGTTACTCGCGGCGTGCCTACGTCCAAGATTTTCTTTACTAACACCGGGCTGTATAACATTCAGTTTTCGGCGCAGTTGGACAAGACGGGTGGTGGCAAGGACAGTATTTTTATCTGGCCCCGCATTAATGGGGTCAACGTGCCAGACAGCGCGACCAAGGTCGTGATCCAAGGCTCTACGGATGAAGTCGTAGCCGCGTGGAACTTCTTGTTGGTATTAAAAGCCGGGGATTATTTTGAGTTGGCTTGGCAATCTAACGATACAGATCTCGTCATTTTAGCCCAGAGCGCAGCCAGCAATTACCCCGGCATCCCGTCCATCATTTTGACAGCCACGTGGGTGTCGAATGACGAGGCAAACACATGATACGATTTAAATATCTTTTCCCCGTGGGGGGTTTATGAACCAGTATCCGATGCAGGGTGTCGCTTCTCTTGTAGCCGCGCAGGGTCGCGGCGGAGATAGCACTCTTGTCCATATGACGCCCGACGAAGTGCGAAGCCTTCAGGCACTAGCACGGTCACGTGGAATGGAATTGCCGATCAATCCTGAAACGGGTTATCCCGAGGCAAACTTTCTTTCTAATTTTTTGAGGTCTATAGGCAGAGGTATAAGTACTGTTGCTACCACTGCCCTCCAAAACCCCCTAACTACGTCCCTAATAACCGGCGCAGCCTACGGCGCTATTAAGGGCGATTTGCAGAAGGGTCTTGATGCGGGCATGAAAGCCTACGCCGGAACCAGAATTCTGGGCGGGATTACTTCTGCTATGGGTCAAGGGGTGGGTAAAACGACGGCGACTAAATCTCCAACGCCTGATGAGTTGGCGCGGATGTCTGACGAAGATGTTTTAACCAATACCGTCTACGGGGGGTTGCCTGCTGCTGCGATTGGTAAACCTCAAACTACTGTGCGCTCACCCAGCGGCATCGAAAATGCTTTACGAAACATACTGGGCGGCGGTCAGTCGGGTACTGCACAG